CAGCAGAGAAATCCCCAGGACAATACAATCTAAAGAGAGTGAGATGAGACAAGAAGTCCTTGATTACATCAACACATTGGCACTGGGAGGCTATCTTCTAACAGAGGAAAGTCCCTGGAGCGACAATGAGGTGCCACTCTACATCAAGAACTTGAAAAAGATCTATGTAGATAACACAGAAATAATCTCGGAAACCGTTATCTCTACTCTAGATGGCGTGACTATCAATAACGAACAATTGGTATCAACGATCTATTTCGCAAACGACGCAAAAACCATACCTGCCAACTATGATGATTTAGTCACAGATTTGAAAGGTGCTAGGAACATTTCTTTTGACGGTGCTCGCACCAGAGAAAGCGAAGTTTCTATAACCTATGAGAATGATGTGATGATAACCGAAATAGAAATCAGGTTAGGAAGACTTTCAACAACATAAGGAGATTGCCAAATGGCATATATTAACCCAGCACCAGGAACAGCAAATCAGATTACGCTGAGACTTGATGTGGCGTCCGATGAAGATGACACCACACAAGGAGCCAGTCCTCTGACCGTTCCTGCTCTACAAGACATCACCGTAAATGCGGCCAATGATGTTTTTACTTGGAGCCAACTAGACAGCACCGCGAAGAAACAGATCGCCACAACTTCTACAAACTCAATTTCGATGAACTTGGTTGTAGATAAAGCCTCCTTTTTCGGAACGGACTTGGATGCGGCTATCACTGGAACTATCGCAGAGCAAGGACTATTTGGTTGTAGTAGAAACAAGACACTAGTCAATTTTATTCTAAAAGTAGAAGAGGCAGGTGCCTCTGACACCGTTATCAAAGGTGTTGGTTATATCACAGGCGTGGCACCCACTATCAGTGCGGACGCCCCGGTTTGGGTATCACCAATCACTATCACGGTAACTGGCGAATACATCGTAGCCACATCCTAACCCATCCCGGGAGCGGACGGAATGGGGGCGTTATAGCCCCCTTTCTCTTATGTGTCGCTAAATATTATGGAGACGAGATCGATGGATGTCATAGACGATAAAAGTGACAAAGAACTCATTGAAAGCCTCATAGCCGAAGTGGCTAAAGCCAACAATGAACTAAAATGTGCCCGAGGCGACATTGAAAAGGCACAAGGCAGGATTAAGTTTGCCACTATGTTATTACATAGACTGATTAACAGACAAGGAGATTAACAGATGAAACTCGCACAAATCGCAAAAAAACCCCAACTAACCGTAATGACGCTCGACGATGCTGAAACCGTCAAAGAGTTCGGGGAGCCTCTTGAATTTTATACCTGGGATAGACAACCTATGGATATCTTCCTAAAGTTATCTACCGTGGATCCTACTAATCAAGGGGCTATCATTTCAGCAGTCAAAGAACTGGTGATGGATGAAAAAGGCAAAAAGATTTTAGAAGGCGAAGATGTTCTACCTACCAATGTTATGCTTCGCGTTATGACAAAGGTAGTAGAAGGCTTGGGAAAGTAATAGACGCTAATGTGGATCCTGAATCCCCGTTAGCGAGACAGATTTTATTAGTCGATAGTATCGCTACAAGGTATCATTGTTTGCCCAGCGAGATACTAGAAAGAGGTGATACTTTCGATGTGTTTATAATCAATAGTGCGTTAGACATACAGAAATGGATGACTGACGCAGAAGAGGCGAGACGAGAAGGCAAACCCCGTCCGCCAAAGAAAATGTCTCAAGAAGAGATGTTAGCAATGATAGAGAGAGCGAGAAGTGGCAATTAAAAAAGTCGGTGATACTATAACACCAAGTCTAGGTAGGATTAAAATGGAAGTGGCAAAACTTCCCAAAGACGCCTACAACTTTTTTGTCCGTGAAACACCACGCAAGTCAGGCAATGCCCGCAAGCAGACTAAACTCCAAGGTAATACTATCAACGCTGATTACCCCTATGCCCGTAGATTAGACAAAGGTTACAGCAAACAAGCCCCAAGGGGAATGACTGAACCCACCGTTGAATACATTGAACGCATAGCCAAACAGAAGATAAGGAAATAACCTATGGCGACCGGTGATTTAAGATACAAAGTCGATATTGACACCAGAGGTGCCCAGCGAGCACTATCTGGACTACAGACATCTATCGCTGCCTTTGGTAGTGCCATCGCAGGTGCTTTCGCTTTTGGACAATTCACCCGTGTAGCCAGCCAACTAGATGATTTGCGTAGAACATTCGGCACCTTATACCGTTCAGCAGAAATAGGCGGTGACATATTCAACGATGTTAAGAAACTAGCCAATGAACTCGGACTAGACATCAACCAACTGGCTGAAAGTGTCATCAAACTCAAAGCCGCTGGTATTGAACCCACAGCCGCCCAACTACGATTATTCGCTGATGTTGCCGCTGTTTCTACAGATAAGGTAGGTGCCCTACAATCTATCACTGACTTATTCACCAGGACGATGGGCGGTGGTTTAGGATTAGAAGAACTTGAAAGACTACAGGATAGAGGTATTCCGGTTTATGACATCTTAATCCAGAAACTAGGTAAAAGCCGTCTTGAGTTAAGTGAGTTTGGTAAGACTGCCAAGGGTGCGGAAGTCATCCGTGCTGCCTTACAAGAAGGGTTAAGTGAAAGGTTTGGTGGAGCCAGTGCTGACAGAGCAAACAGCCTATCTACTGCCATAACCAGACTGACTAATGCCTTCCGTGAAGCCACTGATGTTGCCGCACAGGCTGGACTAGCAGAAGCCATTTCAGAAATCGCCGATACATTTGGTAATTGGATAAGAAACAATCAAGCACTAATCAAGTCATTGTCACAGGATTTAGCAGGTGCCTTCAAGTTCCTGTTAGAGAATTTAGGTATCATAACCAAGGCGGTATTGATATTTTTTGCCGCGATGGCAGTCTCTAAAATCTTTGAGATAAGCAAAGCCTTCATCGATCTCGGCAAAATATTATTAAGACATCCATTAATCATACTTTCAGTAGGTGTTCTAGCCGCAGCCAGTGCTCTAGGACTGCTTGATGGCATTATGGACAAGGTATTCAAGCAATTCAACACATTAGCCGATGTTCAGGTAGCCCCAGCGATGGGTGAAATCAAAACTCAAGCCGAAGGTTTAGTCAATAGCAACGGTTTCAAGGTGTTGAAAGAAGGTGATTTGGGCAAAGGCACCAGAAATTTTAAATCAGAAATAGAAGGATTGAATGAAAAACTAAAAATCTTCCGTGTAGAAATGGATGAAGTAGCCGCTGCCTTCGCTCGTGCCAATGCCGAACAGCGTGTGGCTATTGATTTAGAAACCAGTCTGATTGGTTCTACTTCAGAAGAAGTAGCCATTAGGAACGCACAGGCGGAAGTCACACGCCGTGCCGCTGATGAGATAGCAAAATTACGCAATGAACAGGCAAAACTCACTGAAGAACAGCGTAAAGAAGGTAGAGCAGAGATTATTGAGCAGACAATCAAGAAAATTGAAGAACAGAGAGACGCTGACTTGGCATTAACGGCTGAAGCCATTAGAAATAGTGAAGCCAGAAAGTCTGCTTACCAGTTAGAACTCTATCAGATACAAAATCGCATCAGTTTCGAAGACAAATTGATGGAACTACAGAAAGAAATGGCACAGACTGGTATGAGTGACATCGAGAAGAAGTATGATGATATCCGTCGTGCTGCCGATCAAAGTGCCCTAGCCGCTATCCGTGCTGAAGAAGCCAGACTGGGACGCAGATTAAACACCGACGAACAGAGAAAATATTATGAAGAAGCACAACGCTACACAGAAATCTTAACTGAACAACAGAAAAAACTCTACGAAGAAAGCCGTAAGTTTGAAACAGGTTGGACTCGTGCCTTCCGTGAGTATGCTGATGAAGCAACCAACGCAGCCAAACAGGCAGAGCGTATCTTCCAGAAAACCACAAAGGGTATGGAAGATATGATTGTAAATTTCGCCAAGACAGGTAAGTTTGAGTTCAAGTCATTCGTGAATAGTATCCTAGAAGAACTATTGCGTAGTCAAATTCGCCAGTTAATGGCACAGGTATTCAACATCGGTGGAAGTCGTGGTAGTGGCGGTGGTGGAGGATTGTTTGGCAGCGTAGGCAAACTATTAGGATTCGCCAATGGTGGTATTATTCCAACCAATGCTCCTGTGTTAGTTGGTGAGCGTGGGCCCGAATTGATTTCAGGTGCTGCCGGACGCAATGTTACACCTAATCAACAACTAGGACTAGGCACAACCAATGTGATATACAATATATCCGCAGTTGATGCCCGCAGTTTCAAAGAGTTGGTTGCTTCGGATCCAAGTTTCATCTTCGCAGTAACAGAACAGGGCAGAAGGACTATTCCTTCGTCAAGGAGATAAGATGACGACAGCATTCCAAACCGTTATAGACTATGCGGAATCAATCAGTATAAACCGCAGGCGAAAGGTAGCACAGACTATCAGCCGTGATGGCACGGTAAAATCAACCAGCCTAGGCGGGCAGATATGGGATTTTGAAGTCCAACTGCCATCTGGGCCCAAATGGACGACATATCGACCTCTCATAGAGGGGATGGAGGCATTAGATAGGACTACGGTAGGCACGATACAGATAAATTCCGCTGGGCAGAGTTGGCTGTCAGGCTATCAAGGCAATCTAGCATCTACAGCAGGCATAACCGTTTCATTCTCGTCAGGCAACCTAGTGACTAGAACGGCAGGAGCCACTGGACTAGGCGCAGGGCAGTTCAGATTCCGTGCTGGCGATTTCGTCCAGTTAGGCAGTGGTGGTAGTGTGTATTCAGTAGCCAGCGATGTCGCTCATAATGCTGATAACATTGTTCTCAATCGTCCTGTGCGTGAAGCAGCAGGTAGTTATAGTCTCATAGTAGGACAGGCAGTCACTTGGAATGTTATCTGCGTACAGTTTCCTAAATGGACTATATTCGCCAGAGATCAAATCCAATGGGACGGACCCTTCGTGTTCGCGGAGGCTATCTAAATGGCGATTGACTTAACCGCCTATCGGAGCATACAGACTAACTTATTCGTCAAGTTAGTGATTCCTGGGTATTCGACATTGACATTCAGTGATTACCATAGG